CTTTTAAAATTCATCCATGTATCTCTCTAGCGACTCTTGGAGTCGTGCGTTCTCTTTCTTCAGGTCGTACACCTCTTGCTTCAAGTTGCCGTTCTTTATCCTAGCATCTAAGATTAAGCGATCTAGAGTAGTGAAGTAGTCGGTGATGTGTCGATAGACTGCTGCTGTATCAGCACAGATATGGAATACCTCCCACAACTGCTCCGTAGTCATCTTGTCTTGCTCACTTAGTTCCTTACTTAAGTAGTCCAAGCATCTATACAGCTCGGCTTCCTTTTCCATGTAGTACAATCTATTACCCTCAAAATGGAGATCCATCTATTATCGTTTCTTTAGTTATCAAATCTATTCCATTAATTCGGAATCCGCAGTTGCCTTTCGTACTCTCTATCCTGATCGGTGAATCAAGTCCTGTCGGTCTACCTCCAGACTCTAAAGTCTTGACCTTGCGAACATGAATGTCTGTGTACATCCATTCCGTTTCGTGTTGGCTAAAACGATGCAATACAACTAGTTCATCGCAGCGGTTCACAAACTTACCCCCTCCTTCAATATCACTCGCCATAGGAGGCATTGTATGCCCAGCGTACTCATGTGATCCTTTGAATACTTGCCGCAGTGCTGCCGTTGCTGGATGCGTGTTTAGTAAAGTGGTTACTCCATATTCTTTGCAGAACTTTCTGATATAACTAGTAACCTCGTAGTGATACTCGTGCGTTGATACGCCCTTCAGATCTTCCTTGCGGATAGTAAGGCTGTTGTACGGATCAATCATGAACCCCTGAAACTCCCAAGCATCGTATATCTCTCTTGCTATCTCCAGCAATTCAAACGCATTGACTATGAGTTCCGAGTCGATGAATGCCCAATGCCCTTCGACATAAGCGTGATGCCTCCAGAAGGTCTGCTCATCAATCTGGTTGATTGGCTTACCAGCTAGGAACTCTATCAGCTTACGCTGTAAGTCTTGCACCTCATTCTCTGAGGAGTAGATCAGCCACTTCGTTCCGTTCTCTAAGGTGTGTAGCAGTTGGAGGTAGGTCATCGTGTGAGTCTTTCCGACATTAGCGTGTCCTGTTACTACTACGAAGTTGCCCTTCTTGAATCTAAGGTATTCATCTATCTCAGGCGCACCGAATCTTGATGCCTCTGAGATCTTTCCCTCTCTAGCTCTCTCTAGGTATCGGAGTGTTTTATCGGATTGGATTATGTGTTTGTGAATCATTCTTCTAAATTAACAATGAATTTTTAATATCCTACTACAAAGGCAAAAAAAAGAGGAGCATCTCTGCTCCCCTCTGCTCAACACAATCAATCAACTAGAATCGTAGGCTGACTTTATTTCTACTGCGGTAGTTGTAAATGTCCTCAATTAAAGTCATATACTGGTCAGTATTCAAACATGGAACTAGCGATGCTGGTTGTAGTGCAATCTTACCAATCAGGTGAGAGAACTCAAAGTTCTCATTCTTGTATAGCCTTATCAACGCCCGAACAAATATCTGGCGAGTTCCTCCGTTATGATATTGCTTGATGATGTTTACCCAATTAGCAATAGTCTCAGCTCTATCAATATGCACAGCTTCCCAAGTGCCATTCTTAATCTCTTTAGTACGGCTTGTATTATCAGATCCTAACAACGCAAGAGCAGAAGATAAATTCAACTCAGTGCGTTCTAGAAAGTCTCTTAGATAGATATACTCTTTGTAGCCCATATCAGCGTAGCCATCTATGAACTCAACCATTGTCCAGTTCTTGCTGTTCTGATTTAGCCTATGTACTTCGCTTAGACCATATCCAGTAGCTACGATGTAGCGTAAAGGTAGTTTGAGTTCCTTGCTTACTTGAAGCCTGTGCTGACCATCAATAACCTGATGATGCTCATTCACAATAATTGGGCTGATAAGTAACTCCTCCTCCATTGACTTTCTTAGTCGCTTTAAGTGGAGGTCATTTTTGGGGCGGTTGCCCTCGATAGTTGAGAACATTGAATAGTTCTTCGTTTCTTTAACTTGCATTAGCAGTGGTATTAGAAATTAAAAAAAGGGAGGTCTAAGCCTCCCATGAATTAGAATGGTAAGTCATCCGATTGTCCGTTTACAATCGCGTTGGCTGTTTCAATCTTCTCCTCTCGTGAGGCAAAGTGATTGTCGTAGGTAGTGTCCTCTTTCTTGTCGGACTCTAGTACCCAAGCAACGAAGCTGTCTGCTACCTTTAGAACATCTGTACTCTTAGCACCTTTGTCTTTTAGTAGATCAACTGCTGCTTTCAAACACGACTGCTTTACAATCATCTTCTGCTTGTCATCACCTCCTGATGAGTAGCTAGACTTTGAGTAGCCACCACCAGAGAACCCTCCTTGATTGTAGACTGGCTTGATACGATTGCCGTACTGCGTACTAGTCAATTCATATTCTGCATCTTGACCGACAACGAACTTGTCTTGATCTGCTTTCACTGAGGAGTATTCACCTGAATCTCCATTGTCCATAGATACGAAGAACTTGTACAAGGTCTTTCCATCTCTTAGTTGGTAGTCTCCTTTAGGAGATACCGATACAACTTTTGCTGTTTTCATAATTATAGATTGATTAAAGTTTCGTGATTTGCAATTTGAGCCTCTAGCATCGCTACTCGCTCCTTCATCCATTCGCTACCGATTTGGTCTGCGAAGGCTTCTAGGTCATCTAAGACCTGATAGACATTCTCTGTATTCATAACTCTCTTTTGTTTGGAGCTAAACTATACAGAACATTTTAGATATGCAAACTTATTTGTTGATTATTTTTCCCTCGATGATTACTTGACAGGTATTCTTAGGGATGTCGGTAGCTGGTTCGATACGAACAGCCTTGATGAATTTCTTGTTGTCATCTACTACAAGACCAGCATCTACCAGTGCATCTTGAGTGAACTTGATTGCCATGATGCAGTTGTCTAGATCGTAGCGGTAATTGACTCGTGCTGTGATGATACAGCTTTCAAATTGGAAGTCGTAGTCTAGCTGGTCGGTTACGACCTTCTTCCACTTGGTCTTTTCCTTAGACCTGAATGTCCAATGTGGAGAGGAGTAGAACTTATTAAGGCTTGGTATCTTACCAAGTTCAACTATTATCTTGATATGATCAATCATATCCTAGTCGTTGTGCATACTCTGAATCAATCTCAGCAATGCGACCTAGATACCTGTGTTCTTCTTCCTTAGCGTAGATACGCTCCTCTGGTGTAGAGTCTGTTCCTAAGTTTTGGAATAGCATAGCCATCTTGTGTAGGTATCTGTCGATGTTAGGATCTCGCATTGGGTTGTTGTTCTGCTGTTTTTAGTTCGTAGAGTACTCCATCAAAGAGTAGATTAACATGGAAGCCATCTACTGCCCAAGCGTGATAGCCATCTTCGTTGAGTAAGCTAGTAAGCCTTTGGGCTTCCCTAAAGGTCATAGCCAGTATTCTTGTGGTACTTCCAGAAGTTTAGGTAATCAGACCTCTGCTCATCATGGAATCCAAAGTGAGATAGGAAGTGATTGTGGTAATCATCCTGTATCTTACCCATCTCGATAGCTATACTCTTTTGTCTCTTAGTCATATTATAAAACTCTCTGTAAGAGAGTATATATTATATTATATATTTTTTTTGTACTCTGTAAGAGTACTATATATAATTACTTAAGTACTTTAATAAGACCGAAGGTATAAAGAACTAATGACAATATCAAGAGGTATAGATATTTCCTATTGAACTTTTTTTCTTGATAGACAACTTGAGGTACTTCTACTATCTTACTTATTGTGATCGTGTCTGATAGACACTCAGCATCTATCTGTATCGTATCGTGAATACGCTTTATCTTAACTCTAACGGAGTTTCTCTCCAATGTGAGGGTATCTACCCTTTGAAGAATTATCGTGTCTCTAAGGGCTTTATTTTCTGTTATGATCGTTGTGTCTACTCTTACCACAACCGACTCTAGTATCGTTGGATCTTTTGCAATCGCACGATTCAGGTGATACTTCGCACCACATCCTTGAGTCAAAAAAAGCAGCCCTACTAGAACTGCTCCTCTTTTTCCTAACTCCCACAAGCCTCGCAATCCTCTGGATTCTCTAAGTTGCATACTGGTTGTTCTGTTGTTTCTAATTCATTGATGAAGTCATCGAGACTACCCTCAAACTCTTTACCCATTTAATTTATCTTTTGAGAAGAATAACATAAATGCTACACCGAAGAATGTACCAGCCTCCGTGAGTGTAGCCTTTTCCATAGCCACCAATATAATACCAGCAGCGAACAATACTGCACCTACGGCAGTAGTTTTCCAATTCTTTGTAACTCTATCTATCATCCTCTTAGTCTATCGTTTTCTTTCTTTAAGAAGCCTACCTCAGTACGCAACGCATGAACCTCAGCAGTAAGTTCTAAGACCTTCGTATTACTCTCCTCCAATAAGACCTCCAGTCTATTGACACGATTCTTTAGGTCATCTCTATATTGAACACCATCGCTGTTGTTCATCTCTGATCTCTTTTCTTCAGCCTTTACTCTTAGCCTCGCTTCAAAGAATTTCCATATACCAGCAGAACCAGCTATGGTAACTATGGTGATTATGATTTGTGTAGCGTTATCCATTTCTGTGCAGTTGTTCTGTTTTTAATCTTTTAAGTGTGCTGAACGAGGAGATAACAAATATCACCCAGCCGTAGTGCGTTGGTGTAGGTAGTCCTATGGTCATCAAATACATCACCAAACTCGTAGCATACAATCCAAAAGTGAACACCGCTGCTCGTACTCGGCAGTCTAAGTCTCCTGTTGATACACAATACACTTGGTACGCTCCAGCTATTACTAGCATCATTTGATAGAAAGGCATGAAGCCTATCTCCATCGCAGTAGCTATTGGTGCTAGAATCATAATAGCCATACCTAGAGTAATC